TCTGGGCCGGTCAGACCGTGCTCTGTACTTCGAGGGGCTCGCGAAAGAGCAACTGGATGAAGCGATTGAGCGTGACGATACTCGCCCGGATATTGAGATAAGTCGGGACATCGACAACGCCGGACTGACGAACCAAGGCCCGTACTGGCAAGACCCGTGGGTTAGGACTGCACCATGACATCAGTGCCACTCCCGACGTTTGTGCCGCAGGACGCGTGGTATACGCTCACCACGGGCCAGATCAATCCGTCCGAGGCGGATAGCGTCCCGAACATCACGTATCTCCACCCGTCTGTCACGCCGCAGGGCGAGATCGACGGCGTCGTTGGCAGTCTCGACGGCGCGATCATCTATCTCGCGGGACTCGCAAGTGAACTTGACGGCGGCCAAAAGTTCCTCATGTGGGTCGCGACATCTATGCAGGTGGATGACGGCGTTAACGTGTTCTGTCCGTTCGCGGACCCGACGAAGCCGGGGCGATGGGTGAACACACTCGCCGGTGGCGGAGGCGCGATACCTGTGCAGTCTGTCCAGATCATCCTCGCAGGTGGCACGAAGACAGTCGGCGCAGCACCAACAACCCTCGTGCGCGTGTTCGTCCTCGGGCGAGATGTCGCTGGTGCCACCACTCTCAACATGCCCGGCTCGACGTTCGCCGGTCAGACTTTTACTATCAAGGACTCGAACGGCGATGCTGGGGCGAGCAACATCATCGTGGTCGCGCCGTCGATTGACGGGGCCACGTCAGACACTCTCGCGAACGACTACGCGGAACGTGGATACACGTGGAACGGAACTGAATGGAGCGTGTCGTGAAGGGATACAAAGCACCGAAAGGAGTACGTCCGAAAGGGATGCCGCACAGGCCGAGTGCGTCGCCACGCAAGGGGGCGAAAGTGGCCGCAGGAGTTAAGACTCCGCACAACCCTGCCTCGATGCACGACATACTTAAGAAGATCCTCTAATGGCGTTCACACACTCCTGGTCGCCGACTGTTCCTGCCGACTCTGAAGACATTGATCTCGGCGCGGGACGTATTCGCGACTTCAAGCTCGACATTCGAGAGCGTGTCGCGGTCGATCACTCGTTCGCGGGAGACGCGAATGACGGCCTCCATCTCCACGTCGAACTCATCCCGCAGGGCGGTGCGCCTGGACCTGTCAACGGGACGGACGGCGTCGTCTACACTCAAGTCATCGCGGGCGTCACTGAGCTATTCTACCGCGACAGTGTCGGCAACGTGCTCCAGTTCACGTCGAGTGGCGGCCTGGCCCCTTCCACGTTCCAAGGCAACATCAACGTCACTGGCACGCTCGCGGTCGGCAGTAACTCTGTCATCACCGGCACGCTAGAAGTCGGTGGGCTGCTCACAGCAGACAGTGGGCTTTCTATCAACGGCGCGACTACCTCCGACGGCAACATTACCACTACGGCGGACGTTCACGCAAACTCCGTCTTCGCGTCGGGCGACGTAAATGCGACAGGCGACGTGAACGCAGGCGCTAATCTCTCCGTCACCGGCACTGCGTTCGCGAACAAGTTCGAGGCGACGGGTGGCGCTAACAACCAGTTCTACATGGAGTGGTTCGGCGGAACTGTCCCCCTCATCGCGTTCGACAACAACTGCTATCTCATGTTCGACCGTGTGGCGCGCAAGTTCTTCTTCTTCGTCGATGGTATAGCTGTGGCAAACTTCCCGTAAACGATGCCGAAGCTCCCACAGACATTCCCCGCGACCGAAATCCTGTCCAACGCTGGAGACGGGGTGACGGGGCTGCGCGTGGTGCTCACGGCTATCGCGCAGATGTTCCAGCGGATCGCGGCGGCGTTCAATAACCCGGACTTTGGGCCGACGAGTGCGCGTCCCGCCGACCAACTCACCGTCGGCCAAGTCTTCTTCGACTCGACGCTCGATGGGCCAGTGTGGTGGGATGGGAGCGGGTGGGTTTCAGGAGTCTCGGGTGGCTCTGGCATCAATCAACTCACCGGCGACATACTCGCTGGACCTGGCACCGGGTCTGTCGCAGCGACGCTACCTAACGTCAACGGTAACGTAGGTACGTTTCAAGGGATCACGGTCAACGCGAAGGGACAAGTCACCGCCGCCGCGAACCAGGGCTATCTGACGGGTAATCAAACTGTCACGCTCTCTGGCGACGTGACTGGCTCGGGCGCGACAGCGATCACGGCGACACTCGCGAACACGACTGTTACGCCGGGGAGCTACACGCTCACCAGCCTAACGGTTGATGCGCAGGGACGAATTACAGCGGCCTCGAATGGTTCGGCTGGTGCTGGTACTGTAACCAGCGTCGCGCTGACCGTCCCGACGGAGTTGTCAGTCTCCGGTTCTCCTGTCACGACTGCGGGTACGCTTGCGGTGACGTGGGCGACAGAGACAGCTAACCTCATCTTCGCGGGGCCACCCTCGGGGGGCGCAGTAGCCCCCACCTTCCGCTCAATGGTCGCGGCTGATCTGCCCGCCACGGCTGTCACACCTGCCTCCTATACTAACACCAATCTAACGGTCGATCAGCAGGGACGTATTATAGCTGCGTCAAATGGGTCTGCTCCAACACTTGTCGCGCCACAAGGCCGTCTCACCTTGACTGCTAGTACACCAGTTATGCGTGCCGACGTGACGGCCGCTACGACGATCTATTACGACACCTTCATCGGCAACAAAGTGCCAGTTGGCGGTACGTTACTCACGATTGGCTCCGATGAAATCTCTATGGGTCTTGACGCAGGTGTGCCGCACGTAGCCGCCAACACAGTCTATGACATCTTCGGGATCAACAATAGCGGTACGCTCGTCATCGCAGTTGGACCGGCATGGATCAACACAGCGACGGTAACGACGACTGTTGCTACGCCTTGTGTAGTAACATGGAACGCACACGGTTTGCCAGAAGGCTCGCCGGTCGTATTCACGGGCGCGGGATTGCCGTCTGGCATTGTTGCGGGTACTACGTATTTCGTCAGTCGCTCGCCTGCAGCAAACACGTTCAACATATCGACGACTGTTGCTAACGCGGCGGCGGGCACGTTCGTCAACACGACAGGTACGTCTACTGGCACACAAACCGGCACGAACGGCACGACGAAACGAGGAACAGGTGCTGGTACGACAGAACTCGTGTTAAACAATGGAGTGTGGACGAACGCAAACAGCCTCACGCACGCATGGGGCGGGGCGAGCGGAACGACGGACTATGGGACTGTGTCTGCTAACGCCGGAACGTATCTCGGTTCGGTCTATATCACCGCGAATGGCCAGACTGCGATGCAGTTCAAGCCGGCGGGAGTGGGCGGCGGATCGAATAACATCCTTGGACTCTACAACGCTTATAACAGCGTCGCAGTACTCTCTCAGGAACTTGACAGCACAGCAAATTGGACGTATAACTCAACGACGTGGCGAGCCGCGAACGGCAACGTGAATAATAGAATTACGTGGCTAGATGGTCTCGGTACTCGTAACGTAGACGGAACTTATCAAACTACGTTCGGGGCTAATACAGCCACGTCAACATTAGGAAATATAGGAGTACTATTCGATAACACAAATAGTACGCCGTTAGGTGCGAATGGCGTAGGAGCTTGTGCCGCAACGAACATTTTTATGAACCCACGAGGAAACGATAATTTCACAGCGTTAGGCTTGCACTATGTTCAAGCGGCCGAAAACTCGGGCCTAGCAACATCAAAGTATTTTGGTGCAGGAAATTATAGCCTCCTTTTAAGCTATATGAACTGATTGAGAGGCAATCTAGTGCAATCGCTCCCGGTAGAGAAAGCAGCAGCGGCACTAAGACCGGCGCAAGAGACGCCAGCGCGAGCGCGTCTGCCGTTGTTCAATGGTGGGATGCGAACTGACAAAGCGCCCGAAGACCTTGCGCCGAACGAGTGTGTTGATATCGAGGGGCTGCATATCGTCGCGGGACGCCTTGTCGTTGACACGGGATATGTGCCGTACAACGACGATTACATCGGTGTCTCGCAGGGCGTGTTCCAGGTGTTCTTCAACGACGGCTCGGTGGTCCTGCTCCTCTTCACGACGGAAGCGATCTACACGTGGAGCACAGCTACGCTTCAGTGGCAACCAGTGTCGCAGGACGCGATTAGAGCGACGACGGCGGGACCGTACAGTGCTGGTGTTAATGTCTTCTCGCTCGACAGCGTCGCGAATATCACGACTGGTACGCTCGTTGGACTCACGCTCGACGATGGCTCTGAACTCATCACGACGGTTACGAACGTCAGCGTGCTTGACATCACGACGACAGACGTGGTGCCAGTCGGTCGAACGGTCGCGAGCGGTGCGGACGTGTTCGTGTCGCCGACTATGCACGGTGACGTGCAGAAGAGCCAGCTTAGCGTCGTCGTCTTCCCCGGCAACGATTGGGTGATCTTCTCGAACGGGGTGGATGAGGTCTCGTACTACTTCCAAGGCGTCGTGAAGAAGTTGCCTGACCTGCCGAGTTCGACGACGTGCGGGGCGATTGCGGTATTCCACGAGACGGTGTTACTCGCGAACACGACGGAAGGAGGGACGCACCTACCTCATCGTGTTCGACAGAGCGATCTCGGCGACCCGTCGAACTGGACCACGGGCATCGCCGCAATCTACGATCTCCTCGACACGGACGATATCATACTCCGGCTTGAGTCGCTTGGGCCGTGGATGATCGCGTATCGAGAGCAGAGTATCATGCGCGCGTCGTATCTCGGCGTGTTGAATGAGATACTGTTCTGGGAGTATATGACGCAGCTCGAAGGGGCGCAGAGTCAAGGCGCGGTCGTCAACGTCGGAGGCGAGCATGTGTTCGTGGGACACGCGGGCATCTACGCATACCAGGGCGGTTACACGCTCGATAACATCGGCGACGGCGTGTTCAACAATTTCCTCGCTCCGACTGGCGACTTTAACACGCCCGCTCGTATTACACTATTCACGATCTTCCTCGCTGATCTGGACGAGGTGTGGGTGTTCTATCCGGCCGATCTATCGAAAACGCCGAACAAGATGCTCCGCGTCCAACTCGAGAACAACGCGTGGGCGGTCCGTGTGTTCGCGCAGTCGTTCGTCGCCGCGAACCTCGTGCTTCCGTTCGCACTGACGACGTGGGCGACGGCGAAAGGGCAGTGGAACTCGCCGCTGTGGGCGCGGCCGTGGGACTCGCGCTCACTGATCCAGAACATCCCGTCGGTTGCGCTGAGTCCGGCGACGGCGGATGGT